AAATGATTTATAATATTTTTGAACCCTGGAAAAGTTTAGATCCCTGGCAAAAGAAATATATTGAAACTGAGGGAAATTGTTTTTTATTATGTGGCAGACAATCTGGGAAATCTGCAGCTGCAAGTATAAAATTTGGAAGAAGAGCAGCAATACACTCAAAAAGAGCAATATATATGTTAGCTTATACAGAAAAACAAGCATATAACCTATTTTTTAAGACTTTAATGTATTTAAAATCTGAATATCCAAAAATGCTTATCACAAAAGGAAATAAAAAACCCACAAAACATATAATAAACCTTACAAATGGCTCACAAATAATGTGTTATGCTGTGGGATTAACAGGCGAGGGCATAAGGGGGCCTACGGCAACAGATTTAGTCGTAGATGAAGCTGCGCCTATGGCCAGAGAGGTTTTTATTGCAATTTCGCCTATGCTTTCTATCACAAAAGGAAATTTTGATATTCTTTCCACTCCAAGAGGCACAAAAGATAAGCAAAATAGGGACACTTATTTTTATCAATGTTCAAAAAGAGATGATTTCACAAAATTCTATGTTTCTGCGGAAGATTGCCCAAGACATACAAAAGAATTTTTAAAAAGAGAAAGAGAAACTATGGGGGAATTACAATATGCTCAAGAATATCTGGCTAAATTCTTAGATGCTTTGCAAAGAGCCATTTCAGATGAAGATATTAAAAAAATATGCATTTTGAAAAGAAGAAAAGAAATATTAAAAAACAGAGATTATTTTATTGGCTGTGATGTTGGAAGAAAAATAGACCCATTTACTTTTGAAATTTTAGACGGAACAGATAATAAAAATATTCAACAAGTGGAAAATCTTACAAACACAAATGTTCCAACACCAGAATCAGCAAGAAGAATTATAGAATTAAATAAACTCTATGATTTCAATCAAGAATTAATAGACTCTGGTGGAATGGGCATAACTGTATGCGATATTCTTAGAGAAGATGAGGATAACCATAGAAAAGTTATTGAAATAAATAATGCTTCAAGAAAATATATAGAAAACGGAAAAGAAAGAAAAAAAGGAATTTTAAAAGAAGATTTATATATGAATTTTTTATCTTCAATAGATCAAAATAGGATATTATTATTAGATGATGATGATATAAAACTCTCTTTAGCATCTATTCAAATAGAAATAAACAATGATGGAACTTTAAGATATTTTAGCAATCAGGCTCATATTGTTGAAGGGATAATTCGTGCTTTATGGGGAATAAAAAACAAAGGTTTAAATATTTACATTTATTAAAAGAAATATGGCGGCTTATCCAAATACTACAATAATCGCAGACACTACAGATGTGGCTGGATTTATGGGCAAGAATGTTGATGCTGGTTTCACGGCAACAATGCAAGACCTCGTAGGTGTTTACATAGAAGCATTTTTATGTAGTTTATTAAAATATGATATTGTAACAAATTGGGCAACTATGAATGCAGTATACAAACTAATATTTTCAGAATATGCTTGTAGAGCAATTGCAGTTGAAGCAATTAAATATAACATGTTTGTATACACTTCAAGAGTAGAAGCAGAAGATATGATAAATATTCATTTATACTTTATGAATAAAATAGAAAAAATCCTGGATAATGCAGATATTCAAGATTTTCAAGGAGTTTAAATGGCTATTAATTTTCCAGGAAATATAGGACTTAAAAATATTTTCCCACATAGCCGAGAGTTTGATACAGGCGGAGGAAATGTTAGAATTGGTCAAGGAGACATAATTGTTGCCCAGGATGAAACAGGAGACACAGATAATCTAAATGATGCTATGGATTTATTGCCAGCTTTAGGAGGCACTATTTATATAAAAGAAGGAATCTATTTATTTGATAGTGAAATCACAATTACAAAAACTATTAAATTTTTAGGAACTGGAATAACTTCGGTCATTAAATCAACAACATTGCCTCTAAATGGGGACTTACTTCATGCAAATAGTGTAAATAATATTATCTTTGAAAATTTAAAAATTTATTCAAACAGAAATGGAATTGAATTAGTAGAATGTGATAACTGTATTATTAAAAATTGTTTTTTTGAATGTGATAAATCTATAAGAATATTTGGGTGTAAAAAAGTAACAATAAAAGATAATTATTTTGAGCCAGATAGTATTAGCATCGGTCTTTATATTTCTGGGGCTGTGAGATGTAAATTTATAACTATTGAAAATAATTATAGAACAGGAGGAGGTTCATATTTCTTGTAATAAAAGATACAGATTACTCCACGATTGGAAGTAATTATGTAGAAAATACTAGTTATAGTTGTTGTAAATTAGGCGAAAGCTCAACAGGCTCAAATGGGGGCTCATTCAATATATTTTCCAGAAATATTTTAAACACAACTGCAGGTGGTGGAGGAGCTTGTATAACTGTTGCTGATTCAAGTTCAGAACATAATATCATCTGTAACAATATTTTAAAAAGCACAAACAATGGTTTTTATCAAAGTAATGGAGATAACACTTTAATAATTGGAAACCAAACAAAAAATGTAAATATTGCAGGGGGAACTGGAAACGACGTGCATAATATAATTATATAAAATGGCAATGGATATATCAAAATCAGAAGTAGGAAATATGAGTAACACTGTTGATGATTACTCAGTGGATAGTTTAAACTTAGATTCCCCAGATGGAACTAAAGAATTTAAATATATGAATTCTAAATTTGATAACCAAATGGGATACATGGATAAAATCCCTGAGTTAAGATCAACAATAAATGCCATGGCAAAATGGACTGTAGGAAAGGGTTATAAAGCAGATGCAAAAACAAAAGCAATATTAAATGGAATTGTAGGAAATGGAAAACAAAGTTTTAATGAAGTTATAAAAAATAACATTAAAATCTATATGGGAACAGGGGATAGTTTCAGCGAAATAATCCGAGAGAAAACAATTAAAGACAAAATTAAAAACATTGGAAACAAAATTACTTTAGGATTAATTAGATATGCTCCTGGAAGTGGGAAATTATTAAACTTAAAACCTTTAAATGCTGGGAAAATGATAACAATTTCAGACAGCCAGGGAATGATAAAAAGATATGAATATAATCAAGGTGTAGAACAACCTCTACAATCATTTAATCCAGATGAAATTTTTCATTTACCTTGGGACGTAATAGGAGACCAAACTCATGGAACTTCCATAATTATAAGATTAGAAAATATAATATTATCTCGTAATGAAGCTATGTCTGACATGAAAACAGTATTCCATAGATATGTAAAACCTTTATGGGTCTGGGAATTAAACACAGATAATGAAACAAAAATAGCAGCTCAAAAAGCCATATTTGATAAGGCTGTGAATAAATCTGAAAATATCTATATACCTATGGGAAGTGTGAAAGGTGAGCGATATTCTGTGCCTCAGTATTCAACATTAGACCCTTTACCTTGGATAGATGCTTTAAATCAATATTTTTATCAGGCAACAAATGTGCCAGATGTTATTTTGGGAAGTGCAAAACAAACTGTAGAAGCTTCTGCAAAGATGTTAGTTTTTGCTTTTGAGCAATCTGTCCAGGAACATCAATTATTTTTAGAAGAACAAATTAAACTACAATTAGGCCTGGAAGTAAATTATGAATTTCCTGCATCAATAGCTATGGATTTAGCAAATGACCAGGCAAAAGATGGAAAGCCTAAGGCTGTTAAACCTAATGAAGTAAAAGCAGATATAAAAGGTAAAAAATGAAAAGAGATTTAAAGTTTTTAATTAAAGTAATAAGAAATGGATTTATCTTAGCAGGGCTTTATTTTGTTTCTGTTTTAGCTGCAGGAGATTTAAATTTTCAAGTCCTAAAACCTTTAATAGTATTCTTTTTAGGATATGTCTTTACTGAATTATCAAAACATTATGGACTTCACATTCCAAAAAATAAAAAGGCAGAAACTTTAATATTTAATTTCTGAAAGGAGGTTTAAGAAAATGGATGATAAAAACACAGAAGAAGAAAATCAAGAGAAGAAAACCGACAAAGAGCCAAAGGAAAAGGAATCAGAAAATTCAGAGAGCAATCTTGGTAACAGGAATGTCCCCAATACAAAAAAGAATTTATCAATAATAGAAGAAGCAAAAGAAGCAGCAGATGAATTAAGAAAAGCTAATGAAGAAAAGAAAAATCTTTTAGATAGAGAAGAAAAACTTATGGCTGAAAGAGAATTAGGTGGGAAAAGTCAAATGAGCATACCAATTAAAGAAACAGAAGATGAGAAATGGGCTAAGGATGCTAAGATTAGATATGAAGGAACAGGTATGGACCCAACACCAACCAAAGCAGAATGAAACTCACGAAACAACACTGGGAACAATGCAAACAAGATAATGTTAATTTAATTTTACAGTCCCAAATGCAAATAAAGATGGCAAAAAG